CCCCTGGGGGGTGACTCCCTCCCCCCACCCGGTCTGAGCCTCGGGAGGTGCTGCGGCGCTCCGTGCGTATGAAACGCCGAGATTTGGGGGCATGGCGCCCCCTGGGCTGCCCGTAGGGGTGCGGGCAGGGGTCGGGGTGGCTGATTTGATGGCGCGGCGGGTGGGCACCGTACAGCGCCTCTCAGCCCCTCGACCCCGATCAACGTTTGATGAATGCGCAGGTCAGAGTGCTAAAAGCGTTACATCTGCGGTATCATAGAGGCATGCCGACCCCGACCTGCGAGCACTGCCCCGCCCCGCTGCCGATCACGGCGCGGCGCCACGCGAGGTACTGCTCGACGCGCTGCCGTGTCGCGGCGCATCGTGTGCGGCGCCGCACGCTGCCGGACGAGCTCACGAGCCGGCCGCGTTGGGTGCGGCGCACCGCGGCGAAGGTTCCCGTCGCGGTCGACGGCGCCGCGGCGAGCAGCACCGACCCCGAGACATGGTCGCGGTACAGCGACGCCTCGAAGAGCACGGCCGGCGCCGGGCTCGGGTTCGTCCTCAACGGCGACGGCGTTGTGTGCCTCGACCTCGACCACTGCCTCTACGGCGACCGGGTCGCCCCGTGGGCGCAGCGCATCCTCGACGCCGCGGGCCCGACATGGGTCGAGCGGTCGGTGTCCGGCGACGGGCTGCACGTCTGGGGGTACGGCGAGCTGCCGCACGGCCGGCGGGTGTCGGTCGGGACCGGGACGGTCGAGCTGTACGGCACGGGCCGGTACATCGCGGTCACGGGCGACACGTGGGGCGACACGCCCCGCCGGCTCGGCGATCTGTCGGCCGTCATTCACGCGTTGCTGTAGCGCCCCCGACACGGGCGCGCTGCGGCGTACCCGACACGGGAGGTAGACCGATGGCAGTCACGGGGCGCAAGCCGAAGGACGGGCCGAAGCGCAACCGGGTCGCAGCGGTGCACGACTGGACGACGGTTGCCGACCAGCCGTACGACGGTCCGCGGCCGACGCTGCCGGAAGCTCGCCGGGTCGAGTGGACCGATCGCGAGCTCGGCCGGCAGTCGGACATGCAGCCGTTGCAGTCGATCACGCGGCAGTGGTGGGACCGGGTCGCTTCGATGCCGCACTGCGTTCTCTGGTCGGATGCCGACTGGCAGTACGCGGTGACGACCGCGCTCGTCGCCGACGCCGTGTTCGCCGGCGACGTCCGGCTCGCGGGCGAGCTGCGGCAGCGCGAGCGGGTGCTCGGTACGACGCTCGACGCGCGGCGGGATCTCCGCATTCGGTACGTGCCACTCGAGGACGAGTCGGCCGAGGGCGAGGTGACCGAGTCGACGAGCAAGGCGTCGGCGCCGCAGAACGTCACGCGGCTGTCGGAACGCCGGGCCCGGCTGACCGCCGATGCCCCGTGAGCTCGTTCGCGCCCGAGAGCATGACCGGACCCGCTCGCTAGGGTGGCTCGCCCTCGCGTGGAAAGAGCATTTCTGCGTTCATGGGCCCGGCGACATTCAAGGCCGGCCGCTCGACCCGGACGCGCCCGACGGCGTGCCGCTCGACGACGAGCTCGCCGCCCTCACGGTCGACGCCTACGCCCTCGACGGGTCCGGTCGCCGGCTGTACGACTCGGCGTTCTTCAGCCGGGCGAAGGGGCGCGACAAGTCAGGGACCGCCGGGCGGTTCGTGCTCTTCGAGGCGTTCGGCCCGTGCCGCTTCGCCGGTTGGGCCGAGGGCGGCGAGGTCTACCAGTGGCGCGACTTCCGTTACGTCTACCAGCCGGGCGAACCAATGGGGCGCCCGGTCACGTACCCGTTCATTCGCTGTCTGGCCACGGAGGAAAGCCAGGCAGGCAACACGTACGACAACGTGTTGTTCAACCTCACCGACGGGCCGCTCGGCGAGGACTTGCCGGGCGACGCCGCGGGCGTGACCCGGATCATCCTTCCCGACGGCGGCGAGATCGTCCCGTCAACGGCGTCGAACGCCGCGAAAGATGGCGGCAAAGAAAGCTTCGTCGTGTTCGACGAGACTCACTTGTACGTGCTGCCCGAGCTGCGCCGCATGTACGACACGGTGCGCCGCAACCTGGGCAAGCGGAAGGATGCCGCGCCCTGGTCGCTCGAGACGTCGACGATGTACGCGCCCGGCGAGGGCAGCGTCGCCGAAGAGACGCACACGTACGCGAAGCTGATCCGCGAGGGAAAGACGCGCACGGCGCGGCTGCTCTTCGATCACCGGTCCGGGCACGAAGGCGTCGACCTCACCGACGAGTGCGCGGTGCGCGAGTCGCTCGCCGAGGCGTACGGCGACTTCGCCGCGGTGATGGATCTCGACCGGCTCGTTAACGAGATCTTCGACCCGCGCAACTCGCCGAGCGACAGCCGACGCTACTTCTTCAACCTCGCCGAGGCGGCCGCCGACGCGTGGCTCGCCGAGCCCGAGCTAATCGCCGTGAGCGACCTCAACAAGGTCGTGACCGACGGCGAGATGATCACGCTTGGGTTCGACGGCTCGAGGAAGCGCTCGCGCAAGGTGACCGACGCGACGGCGCTGATCGGCTGCCGCGTGAGCGACGGTCACCTCTTCGAGCTCGGCGTGTGGGAGCAGCCGGCCGGCGCCGCGGGTGAGAACTGGGAGGTGCCGAAAGCCGCGGTGCTCGCCGCGGTCGAGGACGCCTTCGAGCGGTTCAACGTCGTCGGGATGTTCGCCGACCCGGCGAAGTGGCAAGAGCACGTGACCGGTTGGGAAGCGCGCTACGGTACGCGGCTCAAGGTCAAGGCGAGCCGGCAGCACCCCGTCGAGTGGTGGATGACAGGCGGCCGCTCGATTCAGATCGTCCGGGCGACGCAGCGCCTACTCGACGCGATCCTCGAGCGAGAGATGACCTACGACGGGTCGTACGCACTCACTCGGCATTTCCTCAACGCCCGCCGCCGCGAGGGGCGTACCGGCATCCAGATCATGAAAGAGAACCCCGATTCTCCCCGGAAGATCGACGCCGCTGTCGCGTCGATCCTCGCCTTCGAGGCGCGCTCGCAAGCGGTCGCGCAGGGGCTCGCCGAAGAGGCCGAGCCGATGGGCGGGTTCACGTTCTGACAGCCCGAGAGGGGGCGCCATGCTGAGCGACGAAGTCGAGTCCCCCGACTGGTGGCTGCTGCGCCTCGGGCGTGGGCTGCGGGACCGGCAGCCGCAGCTTGATTTCTGGTGGGACATGTACAAGGGCAACCACAAGTTGCCCGAGCTGCCGCGGAACGTCGGCGAGGCGTTCCGCGAGTTTCAGCGGAAGTCGCGAACCAACTTCATGGGCCCTGTGGCGAACGCACCTGTGTACCGGCTGCGCGCCCTCGGGGTCACCGACGGCGAAGGGAACCCGGACGACGACGCCGCCCGGTGGTGGCAGCTCAACCGGCTCGACAGCCGGCAAAAGCAGGTGTACCGGGTCGCCCTGTCGCAGTCGGTCGGTTACATGATCGTCGGTCCGCACCCGACCAGGACGGAAGACAACGGCCGACCGGCGCCGCTCATCACGGCCGAGACGCCGAGCGAGTGCATCGTCGAGCACGACCCGGCGACCGGCGAGCGCCGCGCCGGACTCAAGGCGTGGTACGACGACGTCGCCCGGGTCGGCCGGGCTGTGGTGTACCTCCCCGACCGGCTCGTGCGGTACGTGACGAAGCAACGCGGGCCCGGCCGGCTGCCGTGGGGACGGCAGGCGTGGGAGCGCGACGGCGACGAGCAGCCGCACGACCTCGGCGCGCTGCCGATGGTCGACTTCCCGTGTCGGCCCGACCTCGGCGAGGACCCCGAGCCCGAGTTTGCCGGCGTGATCGACATTCAAGATCGTTTGAATCTCGGCGTGTTGAACCGCATGACAGCGGGTCGTTATGCGGCGTTCCGGCAGAAGTACGTCACCGGGCACAAGTTCCGGAAGCGCACCGACCCGCTCACCGGGCTCGAGGTCGTCGAGCAGCCCTTCGTACCGAGCCCGTCCGCGGTGTGGGCGAGCGAGGGCGAGAACACGAAGTTCGGGCAGCTCGACGCGACCGATCTGTCGGGATTCCTCAAAGAACACGAAGCGGACATTCGGAACCTGTTGCTGATCAGCAGTACCCCGGCGTACCTGTTCGCGACCGATCTGATCAACATCAGCGCCGACACCGTGCAGGCGCTCGACGTGCTGCACCTCGCGAAGGTCGGCGAGCACATGTCGCACTTCGGCGAGGCGCTCGAGGACGTCATGACCCTGTGCGCCCGGCAGGCAGGCATCGAGCGCGACTTCACCGAGGCCGAGGTGCGTTGGGCCGACCCGCGGCAGCTCAACCCGGCCGTGCTCGCCGACGCCGCGACGAAGAAGAAAGCGATCGGCTACCCGCTCGCCGTGCTCGCCGAGGACATGGGCGAGTCGCCGCAGCGCGTACGCAGGATCGCCGCCGGCGCCGCGGCCGACGCGCTGCTCGGCGCTTCGCTGCTGCCGACGCAGCAGCCGGGCGCGGCCGCGGGCACCGGGACCGGCACGGGTACCGGTGACGCCGCATGAGCGAGGCGACACAAGAGGCACTGTCGCAGCAGTACGACACGATCACGGGCCGGCTGCGCGAGCGGCTGCTCGCCTTCGTCCTCGACGCGTTCGGCTCGCTCGGCAGCTACCGCGACGCCGACGCCGCCGAGTATGTCGAGCACGTGCTGCCGGTCGTCCTCGGCGCGCAGCAGCAGATCGGCGCGCTCACCGATGCCTACCTCGCGAGCGTCGTCGCCGACATGTTCGGCGGCGCGGCCGCGCCCGTGGGCGTGCAGCTCGACGAAGCGCTGCGCGGTACGCCCCCGGCCGAGGTGTACGCCCGGCCGTTCGCCACGGTGTGGACCGCGCTCGGCGAGGGGCGCAACTTGACCGAGGCTGTCGGGCTCGGCCGCAACCGCCTACGGTCGATCGCCGACACCGATCTGCAGCTCGCCCGCACGCACGCCGCGCGGCAGGCGATGCGGCGCAGCCGGGCGAAGTTCTACCGGCGCCGGCTGTCGGGGTCGAAGAACTGCGCGTTGTGCGTCATCGCAAGTACACAGCGGTACCGGGTCGAGAACCTCATGCCGATTCACCCCGGCTGCCACTGCAAGCCGGTCCCGATCCCGGGCGACCGGGACCCGGGGCAGATCATCGACGAGCAGCTGCTCGAGGAAGCGCACGACGCGATCGCGCGCGATATCGGGCAGTCGGACCGCGGCGGCCGGGCGCCCGACTACCGCGACGTCATCATCACCCGCGAGCACGGCGAGATCGGCCCGTTGTTGGCCGTGCGCCGGTACGAGTTCACCGGGCCGAAGGACGTCGGGCCGACCGACGTCATCGGCACGGACTGACGCGCCGACACGGCGCAGCACCCGCTCACCCATACCCGACACGGGAGACACCACCATGCGCACGCACACCCTGCCCCGTCATGCCCGTACCGGGCAGCTCGCCCTCGGTTGGCGGAAGGCTCGCCCGCACCGCGGCGAGAACGTCGACGAGCTGTATCCGGTGTGGCCGATCCTCGGCGGCGCCCCCGGCGACGGGGACGGCGACGACGGCGACGGCGACGACGGCGGCGGCGACCAGGACGGCGACGGCGACTCGTCCGACAAGGGCGACGACGGTAAGGACTGGAAGGCCGAGGCCGAGAAGTGGCAGGGGCTCGCGCGCAAGCACGAAGGCCGCGCGAAGGAAAACTCGGCCGCGGCGAAGGAGCTCGCCCGGCTCAAGCGCGAGGGCATGCCCGAGCAAGAGCGCGCGATCGAGGAAGCGGTCGCGAAGGCGGTCGCCGAGGCGAACGCGAAGAACGGCTCGAAGCTCGCGCGGCAGGCGTTCCTCGCCGCGGCGAAGGGCGTGATCCCGAACGCGGCCGAGGTCGCCGACGACGTGAACCTGCGTCGGTACGTCGACGACGACGGCGAGGTCGACGAGGACGGGCTCGCCGAGCTCGTCAAGCGCCTCGCCCCGAAGTCGTCCGGCACGGACGACGACCAGGACGACGACGGCGACAACGGCGGCGACGAGCGCGACACGCGCGGCGGCCGCCGCGGATTCGACCAGGGGGCGCGCGGCGGCCGCTCGAAGAGCAAGCGGCAGACCAGCGTCGCGGCTGGCCGTGACCTCTGGGCCGAGCGGCACGGCAAGAAGACAACTACCTGACACCGGGAGTCTCCCCGATGAATCTCTCACCGACGACCGAGACCTTCGGTCAAGACGATCAGTCGTGGCTCGCGTCCGCGCACGGCACGGACACCGCGAAGCCGCTCACCCTCGACACGTCGGCGTTCACGCCGGCGACGCACTACCCGAACGGCTACTTCCCGAGCGGTCTGCCGCTGGGCAAGATCACCGCGACGGGGCTGTACGGGCCGTACGACGGCGCGGCGGCCGACGGGCGCGAGACGCTCGCCGGGTTCCTGTTCACCGCCGTCTCGGCGCCGTCCGTCAACACGGTCGACCCGCAGGGCGCGCTCTTCTGGCACGGCGCCGTGATCGAGGCCAAGCTGCCTCGGCCCGTCGACGCCGCCGGTAAGACCGATGTCGCCGGCTACATCAAGTTCTTCTGAGAGGGGTGATCATCCATGCTGATCAATGCTGACTACATCACCCCCGCCGAGCTCACCGGCTACGTGCGAGCGGGTGCCGCAGACCTCGCGGCGAATCAGTTCACGCTCGCCCGGTGGCTGCCGAACAACGAGATCGACGATCTCGAGTACCGCTTCACGAGCGGCGGCGAGGGACTGATCGAGGCCGCGACGTTCCGGTCGTACGACGCCGAGTCGCCGATCGCCGCCCGGCCGGGCATCCGGCGCGTGACCGGCGAGCTCCCGCCGATCTCCCGCAAGATCAGGCTCGGCGAATACGACCGACTGCGGCAGCGCCGGCTCGACGGGCAGGTGCGCACCGCGCTCATGCGCGACGCGCTGCGCATGACGCGGGCGGTGTCCGCGCGTATGGAGCTCGCCCGCGGCGAAGCGCTGTACAAGGGCAAGCTCGAGCTCGCCGAGAACGGAGTGATCGCGACCGTCGACTTCGGCCGCAAGGGCGCGCACACGGTCGTACCGTCCGTCGCGTGGACCGACCCGACCGCCGAGATCCTCGCCGATCTGCTCGCGTGGAAGGCGGTGTACGTCGACAGCAACGGCGAGGCGCCCGGCGCGATCCTCACGAGCGAGCGGGTCGTCGCGCTGATGATGCGGAACGACGAGCTGCGCGCCCTGGTCTACGCCGGCGGCGTCTCGCAGCCTTCGGTCGTCTCGATCGCCTCGGTCAACGAGGTACTTCGGGCGTACGGGCTGCCGCCGATCCAGACGTACGAAGCGCGCGTGCGCGTCAACGGCGTCACGACCCGAGTCATCCCCGACGACCGCGTGCTGCTGCTGCCGGCCGCCGGGGACGCGAACGACCCCGAGTCGACCGACCTCGGCGCCACGCTGTGGGGTACGACCGCCGAGTCGCTCGACGGCGAGTACGGGATCGAGGACGGCGAAGAGCCGGGCATCGTCTCGGGCGTCTACAAGGACGACGACCCGCCGGCGCTGTGGACGAAGGCGGCCGCGATCGGTCTGCCGGTCCTCGCGAACCCCGACCTGACGTTCTGCGCCGACGTGGCGTGAGAGGGGTGATCGCATGAGCAGCGAGCAGCAGCTCGTCGCGTACGTGCACGTTCGGGACGTCGGCGGCCGCACGGTCGCGTACGGGCCCGGCGAGGACGTCCCGGCGTGGGCCCGGAAGCAGATCACGAACCCGAAGGCGTGGGGCGACGTCGAGGCGGCCGCGACTTCGCAGGCCGAGACGCCCCCGCCCGCGGGCACGGGCGACGACCTCGAGGCTCCCCCGCGAGGCGGTCCGGGGTCGGGCGTCGACGCGTGGCGCACCTTCGCCGAGCGCAAGGGCGTCGACGTCGACCAGGACGCGACCCGCGAGCAGATCATCGCGGCGTGCGAGGCGGCCGGCGTAGTCGAGCGAGAGGAGTAGGGGCATGGCGGCGTTCGCGACCGTCGAGGACTACGAAGCTCGCGCCGCCGCCACCCTCGCCGGGGCGCGGCGGGCGCAGGTCGAGGCGTACCTCGCCGACGCGTCGGCGCTCATGCGCAAGCACATCCCGGCCGGGTTCACGCCCGACGCCGAGACGCTCGTCGCGATCTGCGTCGCCGTTGTGCGACGCGTGATCGCGAACCCCGGCGGCCGCCGGCAGCGGACGATCGGGCAGTACTCCGAGACGCTCGGCGAAGACGGCGGTCTGTACCTCACCGAGGACGAGATCGACCAGTTGAAGCCCGAGACGCTCGAGGACCCGGACGCCGACGCCGCGTACTCCGTCGACCTGCGCGACGACGGGCTGCCGGGTTGGTCCCCGGGCCCGCCGAGTTGGGGACACGCCGGCTACATGCGGCGGCCGCTGTGATCGCCGACGATCTGCTGCCGCACCGGGTCGACGTCGAGCAGCCCGGCAGGAAGACCGACCGGTACGGCAACGACGTCACCGACTGGTCGACGTCGACGCACACCGCGGTCGACGCATGGATGCAGCAGAACACGGGCGCCGAGGACACCGACGGGCGCGACGCGCAGATCGGCGAATGGCTCATGATCTGCAACCCGTTCGACGTCAACGGCGACCCGCTCACCATCCGGGGCGAGGCTCGCGTGCATTGGGACGGGCTCGACTTCGAGGTCGTCGGACCGCCGGGCCCGGCATACGAGCCGGCCGAGCTGCATCACTTCGAAATCCGGCTCAAGACCGTACAGGGGTGATCGACCATGGCCCGATCCTCTTTCCGGTACCGGCCCAACCGGGCCGGCATCGCGTCGTTCCTCAAGTCGCCACAGACGGCGGCGCTGATCGAACGCAAGACCCGCGCGGCCGCGCGCGCTGCCGCCGAAGCGAGCACGGCCGACGGGCAGTTCAGGGTCGACGTGCAGACCGAGGACAAGCGCGTACGCGGCGCCGTCATCGGTGACTACTCGACCGGCGACCCCGAGGTGTCGCGCGAGGCGCTGCTGCGCGGGCTGGACGGGGCGAGGGGCGCCGACTGATGCCGGCGGCGATCGTCTTCCCGGACGCCGCCGAGCTCGTCGCGACTTACCTCCGGGAAGCGCTCGCCGCCGCCGGGTTCCCGGTGCGGGTCGGCACCCGCGTGCCGAACCCGCGGCCGGCCGAGTTTGTCCGGCTCAAGAGGGTCGGCGGCGCGCAGCTCGACGTCGTCACCGACCGGCCGCGGCTGGACGTTCACTGTTGGGGCGCCGACGACGAGCGCGCGCACGATCTGATGCAGATCACTCGGGCGCTGCTGCTCGCGTTCCCCGGTTGGCGCGGTGCGGCCGCGTACGACGTCAACGAAGTCGGCGGGCCCAACGAGCTGCCCGACCCCGAGACGTCCTCGCCTCGCTTCGCCTTCGCCGTCGAGGTGTCCCTGCGGGGCAAGCCCCTCGCCGCCCCTTGATCTGCGGCTCACCCGCCCCTGTCAGCACCCCCGGACCGTACGCGGCCGGGGGTTTCTCATGGAGGAATCACCATGACCACACCGACCCCGGTGTCGCTCGAGACCGGGCTGCACAGCGAGTACATCCGTAAGCAGCTCGTACAGGCGGTGTTCGCCGCCGACTACGCGACCGCCGCGATCACCGCGCCGTTCAACTCGACCGACGGCACCCTCGCGACGATCCCCGCCGGCTACGTGCCGGTCGGCTACACCACAGACGACGGCGTCACCTTCACGTCTGATCTGTCCATGGCCGACGTCACGTCGTCGCAGTCGGTCGAGCCGACCCGATCGGACGTCGAATCCGACGTGCTGTCGGCGCAGTTCGCGCCGCAGGAGACGAACGCGGCGACCGTCGCGCTCTTCGAGGGGCTGCCGCTGTCGGGCACGGGTGCACTGCCGGCCCTGGGTACGGCGTGGCAGTGGGACCGGGCGGCAAGCCCGGCGAACCCGTTCCGTCGGCTGCTGTTCATCGGGCTCGACTACGGCGACGACGGCGGAGAGATCTACGTCGTCAAGTTCTTCCCGCGCGCCCGGCTCACCTCGAAGGACGACGAGCAATGGGCGCGCAGCACCGAGACGCAGCGCCCGGTCACCTTCAACGCCTACCGCGACTCGGCGCTCAGCACGTCGTGCCGCAACTGGGTCGACGGGCCGGGGTGGCGCTCCCTCGCCGCATAGCGGCATCCCCTGATCGGGCGGGGGGCGGCGGTTCTGGGTGAGCCCCGACCGCCCCTCGCCCTCACATGCTCACCCGCAGCTCACCCGAGAGAGAGACATGATCATGAGCAAGCCCAACGGGAAGCGGTACCGGCTGGAGACCGTACGGCGCTCGTACGTCGAGGCGGTCGGCGGCGAAAAGGTCGAGTTCGAGGTCGGGCCCGAGGACGCCCCCGCGGTGTTCAGCTTCCCGCATCCGATCTTCACGCCCGACGACATGCAGCGGGACCTCAACAGCGCGCAGGGCGACGAAGCCGGCGCGCGCATCCTGCTCGGCGACCAGTACGACGACTTCGTCGCGGCCGGCGGCGACGTCAACAGCGTGATGCTGCTGTACGTCGGCATTCGCAATGAGGCGCAGGACAGGGTGCAGAAGGTGCGCCCTACGAAGGGGTAGGCGACGGCGACGACGTCGTCGAGACCTACACGTACACCGTTCTCGACGTCCTCGGCGAGCACCCCGAGGCAGTCGAGGCAGACCTCGCCCACCATTACCCCGGTTACGGCCGGGGCGGGCCGCTCGCCGCCTACTGGCGGGGCGAGATCACGCTGCGGCTGCTGCGCGTCCTGGTCGAGAACCTGCCGCCCGACGGGGCAACCGCCCGCGCGCACAACGGGCATGCGTGGCAGTCGATCGACTACGCGGCCGCCGACAGCCGCGATCTGCTGCATTTGCTGCTGACGGCGTTCGTCAACGCCAACCGGGACCCGAAGAAGGGCGGCAGCGCGCTGCCCTGGCCTCAACCGTCGTGGCGACCGGGCGACCCGGTGCCCGACGAAGCGAAGGCCGAGCAGGACAAGGCGCGCGCGAAAGCGGCGTACGAGCACATCCTCGCGCAGACCAAGGGGGAATGACGTATGCCGGTCGAGGTCGGCGTCGGGTACGTGTCCGTCGTCCCCGAGACACGGGGCTTCGGCCGGCTGCTCGAGCAGCAGATCAGCGGCGAGTCGGCGCAGGCTGGAACCTCGGCCGGGCAGGAAGCCGGGCAGGGGTTCCTCGGCGGCATCGGCGGCGCCCTGAAGAAGGGCGTCGCCGGCGTCGCCGCGGGCGCCGGCGTGCTGTTCGCCGCCGGATTCGTCGAGGCGGTCGAGCAGGACAAGAGCAACGCCCGGTTGGGCGCGCAGCTCGGGCTCACCGAAAAAGAGTCGGCGCGCGCCGGGAAGATCGCCGGGTCGGTCTACTCAAAGGGCTACGGCGAGTCGATCGACCAAGTAAACGACTCGCTCAAGTCGCTCGCGCAGAACGGCGTCGCCTCGATCAACGCCCCGAAGAAGGAACTTGTCGGGCTCAGCAAGGCGGCGCTCAACCTCGCCGAGACATTCGACGCCGACGTCGGCGAGTCGGCGAAGGCGGCCGGGCAGCTCATCAAAACGGGCATGGTCAAGGACGCGAAGGGCGCGTTCGATCTGATCACCCGCGGGTTCCAGACCGGCGCCGATAAGGCCGGCGACATGCTCGACACCCTGAACGAGTACAGCACGCAGTTCCGCGACTTGGGACTGACCGGGTCGCAGGCGGTCGGGCTGCTCACGCAAGGACTCAAGGCCGGCGCACGCGACTCCGACATCGTCGCCGACGCACTCAAAGAGTTCGCGATCAGGGCGAAGGACGGCAGCGACACCACCAAGCAAGGATTCGACGCGATCGGGCTGTCGGCCGACACGATGGCGCAGAAGTTCGCGAAGGGCGGGCCGGGCGCAGCGAAGGCGCTCGACATGACGCTCGACCGGCTGCGGGCGATCGAGGACCCTGCGAAGCGATCGCAGACTGCGGTACTGCTCTTCGGTACGCAGGCCGAGGACCTGCAGCAGAGTTTGTTCGCTCTCGATCCGTCGAAGGCGACCGACGCGCTCGGCAAGGTTGGCGGGGCAGCCGACCGCATGGGCAAGACGCTGCACAACACCGCTTCGAACAACATCGAAGTGTTCAAGCGGCAGGCGCTACAGGGGCTCGCCAACTTCGCGGACAAGTACGCGCTGCCCGCACTCAAGTCGTTCGGCGGGTTCCTGAACGACTACGTGCTGCCGCCCGCGCAGCGCGTCGGCGGCGCCCTGGTCGACGTGCTCGTGCCCGCCGCGAAGGGTGTCGGCGACGCGTTCGCAGGCGGCGTGCAGTGGGTCAAGGAGTACGGCGCGTGGCTCATCCCGCTCGGCATCGCGATCGGCGGTGTCGCCGTCGTGGCCGGCGCCTCAACGATCGCCACATGGGGCATGACCGCCGCGTTCTCGATCTATCGCGGCGTCATCCTCGCGGCAACCGCGGTTACCCGCGGGTGGGCAGTGGCGCAGGGCATCCTCAACACGGTCATGTCAGCGAACCCCGTCGGGTTGATCGTCGTCGGGATTCTCGCGCTCGTCGCGGCCGCCGTCGTCGCGTACAACAAAGTCTCTTGGTTCCGGGCCGGCGTACAGGCAGCTTGGGCCGGGATCAAGGCCGGTTGGGATCTGCTCTGGAACGGCGCACTCAAGCCCGGGTTCGAGTACCTCAAGATCGGACTGCAGGCGATCGGCGCGGCCGCGGTGTGGCTGTGGTCGACCGTCCTGTCGCCGGTTTTCTCGGCGATCGCGACAGCGGGAAAGGTGCTGTTTACGGTCCTCGCGGTCATCGTGATCGCGCCGCTCGTGATCGCGTTCAAGGCGCTCGCCGCGGTCGGCACGTGGCTGTGGAACAACGCGCTGCAGCCGGCGTTCAACGGGATCGCCGCGGGTGGGATGTGGCTGTGGAAGAACGCGCTGCAGCCCGCGTTCGCCGGGATCGTGGCGGTCATCGGCTGGTTCTGGACCGGCGCGCAAGTGATCTTCGGTTACTTCAAGGCTGGACTGCAGGCGGTCGGCGCGGTCGGCACATGGCTGTACAAGAACGCGCTGCAGCCCGCGTTCCGCGGGATCGTCACGGTCGTCGGCTGGTTCTGGACGGGCGTGCAAGTGATCTTCGGGTACGTCAAGGCAGGGCTGCAGGCGGTCGGCGCGGTCGGCACGTGGCTGTACCGCAACGCGCTGCAGCCGGCGTTCAACGGGATCAGCTCGGCCGCATCGGTGCTGTGGTCGAAGGGGTTGAAGCCTGCCTTCGACGCGGCGAAGACCGGCGTACGGCTGGTCGGCGACGCGTTCGGGACGGCGAAGGACGCGATCGGCAAGGCGTTCGGCAAGATCAAGTCGATCACGAAAGAGCCCGTCAACTTCGTAATCGAATGGGTGTATACGAAGGGGATCAAGGCGGTTTGGGATAAGGTCGCCGGTTTCGTCGGGCTCGGCAAGCTGCCGGCCGGGCCGAAGCTGCTCGCCGAGGGCGGCCGCACGCACGGCGGTACGCCGGGCAAGGACAGCATCCCCGCGTTGATGATGGCCGACGAGTTCGTCGTGAAGCGCGACAGTGCCCGCAAGGTCGGGTTCGGCGCGCTGAACTACATCAACCAGTACGGCGAGCTGCCGGTGCAGCGGTTCGCCGACGGCGGCATCGTCGGCGACGTCGCGGGGTGGTTCGGCGACAAGGCTCGGAAGATCGGCGGCGCCGTGATGGACGGCGTCGACTTCCTGTCGAACCCCGGCAAGCTGTGGGACAAGGCAACCAAGTTCATCCGCGACAAGATCGCGAAGATCGGACAGAACAAGTTCGCGCAGATGGTCGGGAAGGTCCCGATCAAGATGCTCGGCTCGCTGAAAGACAAGGTCGTCAAGGCGGCGGCGAGCATGTTCGGCGGCTCGTCGGGCGATATCGGCGGCTCGGGCGTCAAGCGTTGGTCGAACGTCGTACTGCAGGCGCTCAAGCTCGTCGGGCAGCCGGCGAGTCTGCTGCCGACCGTGTTGCGCAGGATGAACCAGGAGTCGGGCGGGAACCCGCGCGCAATCAACAATTGGGACATCAACGCCAAGAACGGCACGCCGTCGAAGGGCTTGATGCAGGTCATCGACCCGACGTTCAACGCGTACGCCGGGAAGCTGCGCGGCCGCGGCGTGTGGGACCCGCTCGCCAACATCTACGCGAGCATGCGGTACGCGCTGTCGAGGTACGGCTCGCTCGCCTCGGCGTACAACCGCCCCGGCGGGTACGCCAACGGCGGCCGACCCCGGCCGGGCGAGGTCGCATGGGTCGGCGAGAACGGGCCCGAGCTGCTGCAGTTCGGCGGCGGGCAGACCGTGCTCGACACAGACTCGTCGATCGCTGCGGTCGGCGCCGCCATGGTGCGGACCATGGCGCGCAGTCTGCCGCAGCCGGTACCGGCCGCCGCGGCGGTGCGGGCGGCGCTGCCATCCGGCGGCCGGCAGCCGGCTGTCGAGTCTGGCCACACGTACAACTTCTATCCGCGCACGCTCGACATGACCGTGCGCGACCTCGAGGTGCTGCAGCGGCGACAGGATGCGCTCGCTCGGGTGGGGAGGCCACGGTAAATGCCGCTGATCACCGCACCGGTAGTCACCCCGCCCGACACGGGCGGGGGCGGCTCTACACCGGTCCCCCTACCCGAGATCGGCTACGCGACCGCTACGTACACCGACCCGACCGGCACGGTATGGCCGCTCACCGACGAGTCGGCCGGATGGTTCACGCTCGCCGACGGCGTGTCCGGGCTCGGCGCGACGCCGTACGAGTTGACCACCGACGCGCACCCGCGGGGCGGCGCGCGGCTGCGGTATGCCAACCCGCAGCCGCGGGCGATCGTGTGGCCGCTCTACGTCTACGGCGAGACACACGTCGAGTTCATAGGCCGGTGGCGCGCGCTCGCGTCCGCGTTTACGCGCACCCTGCGCGAAGGTCCCGACGGCAGGCGCACGCCCGGATGGCTCGAGATCGCCCGGCCGGACGGGACGCGACGGCGGATCGCTGTCTACTACCGCGAGGGGTTCGAGGGGCGCGGCGCGAAGGGGTACGGGATCGTGTCGGACGCCGCAGCGCTCACGCTGTGGTGCGAAGACCCGTATTGGCTCGACCCGGTCGAGGTCGTCATGCACCGGGAAACGGGCAGCTTGAGCTCGTTTTTCACCCCGTACCCGACGATCTCGTCGTCGCAGGTTCTCGGGGCGACCGAGGTCACGAACCCCGGCGACGTGATCGTGTGGCCGAAGTGGACCGTCACCGGGCCCGCTTCGCTGATCACGTTCACGCACCAGGGCATCAACAAGTCGTTCTCTCTCGACCCGACGGCGGTCGGGCACGGCAACCTACTCGCCGGGCAACAGGTCACGATCTCAACCGACCCGCCCTCGGTCCGCTACCAGGACGGTTCCAACTGGACCGGTGCGCTCGACTGGCCGAGCGCAGTTCTGTGGGGGCTCGCCCCCGGCGAGAACCCGGTCACGTTCCAGTTGAACGGCTCGGGACCCGGCAGCGCCGTCGATCTGCGGTTCAACCCGAGGTACGAGACAGCGTGAGCGGAAAGGGGCGGCGGGCCGGTGGCCGTGCAACTGCTCATCACCGACAAGAACCTCGCCGTGCAGGGTGACCCCCTCGACGGCTGGACGAACCTCGACGCAACGAAGAAGTTCAACGAGCCCGGCTCGGGCAGCGTCGACTTGCCCGCGCGGCCGGACGTCATGGCGCAACTGCAGCCCGGCAACCGGCTCGTGATCATCCGTGACGGCGCGGTGTGGATGGCGGGACCGCTGGAGATCCCCGCGGATTTCTCGTGGTCGGTCACCGAAGAGCCGGGGTGGGGAAAGGTCACCGTCAGTTTCTCCGACGACCTCGCGATTGTGGCTGGTTACATCACGTGGCCGACCCCGGCGAACGCGTGGACGGCGCAGCTCGCCAACACGTACCGGCAGATCACCGGCACGAACGCCGAAACGATCATTCGAACCCTGGTCAATGAGAACTGCGGTCCCGGCGCCCGGTCCGAGCGTCGCATCCCGCACTTCGCGCTCGACAGCGTCGCCGGCGTCGGTACCTCGACGACCGTCAAGACACGCTTCGAGGCGCTGCTCGACACCTGCAGACGCATCGCCGTCGACGGCGGCGCGATCGGGTTCCGCACCCGGCAGACGGCGGGGCAAATCCTCTTCGGGTGCTACGCGCCGGCCGACTTGACCGCGACCGCGCGATTCAGCATCGGTCTGGGCAACCTGCGCTCGATCCAGTCGAAGCAGTCGGCGCCGACCGTCACGCACGCGCTGATCGCCGGTACCGAGCCGGAGACCGGCACGGCCGGGCGGACGTACGTACAGGCTGCCGACACCGCGGCGGCCGCCACATGGTGGCGCGTCGAGAAGTACGTCGACGGCTCGGCCGAGAACGACACGAACGGGGAACTGACGCAGGCCGGTAAGGAAGAGCTCGCCGGCGGCGCCGCCCCTGTCGAGCTCGCCACGATCACGGTTGACACCGACGACCTGAAGGCCGGCCGCGACTTCGACCTCGGCGACAGGGTGACCGTCGCGCTGCCGTTCGGCGTCGAGGTCGTCGACCTTGTGCGCTCGATTCACCTGCAAGCGACCCCCAACTCGGGCGAGTACGTCACGACGCTGATCGGTTCCCCGGGGGCGACGTCCGATCCCGCGATGGTCAAGGCCCTACGCACGCTCGGCCGTCGCCTCGGCCGGCTCGAGACCAGATAAGGAGGTGCCTCGCGTGGCTCAGGACTCGTGGCCGTCACCGGCTCACAATGCCCGCGCAGTCACTGACACCGAGTACGAAAAGATCGCCGCCCGATTCTCCGGTGACGGCGTGTACGGCGATCCCGGCGACCCCGCCGTCGTGACCGCCGGGGTCGGTCTGTCGGTGAACATTCGGGCCGACGTCTACGCCTCGGTACGCGGGCACGCGTGGACGTCCGGCACGTCTACGGTGACCCTGCCGGTCGCCGCGAACAGCAGCGGGAAGACACGGGTCGACCGGGTTGTGCTGCGGCTGGACCGGTCCGCGTGGACCGTACGCGCCGTCATCAAGGCGGGCACCCCCGGCGGCGGCGCCCCTGCGCTCACGCAGGACACGGGCGACACGGGCGTGTACGAGATCCCGCTCGCTACCGTGACCCTTCTGAACGGGGCGAATTCGGTCACGGTCGCCCGCGGCGAGCTGTACGTCGGCGTTCGTATCCGGCCGTGCACCTCGACGACCCGGAACCCGAACCCGGCGCCGGGCGAGATGTGCTTCGAGACGAACACCGGACGCGTCCGAGTCTGGACCGGCGACTCTTGGGTCGGGCTCTTCGACGACTCGGGCGTGATCGTCGTCAACTACCCGTCGGCCGCGTGGACCGTCACCACAGACAGCGTTCTGCAGAAGCGCAACGGCAACGTGCACTTGCGTCTCGGCAGCTTCCAGCGCGCGGCCGGCAGTCTCGCGGGTGGCGACGAGTCCCGGCTGCCTGTGCTGATCCCGGCCGCCTACCGGCACGCCAACCGTGACCAGTTCGTCATGTGCTACACGACCGGCGTTGAGATCAGCCGACTCACCATCTACTCGGCCGCCTCGGACCGTCCCGGTCAAGTGTGGCTGACAAACCATCCCACGATTGCGAAGGGTGAATTCGTGCTCCCCAATTCCGGCGTCAGTTGGGTGGTGGACTGACCATGGCTCGCCACGAATTCGGCGCAGGGATCGGCGACTTTGTTGTACGCCCGTCTGATGGTCTGTGGGGTGTCGCTGCCGGCTCGGTCGTCACCTTCTGGGACCAGTCGACCGGCGGCACTCAGTACGCCGATCTGCTCGACGCCGGCAGCGCGCCGATTACTTCGGTGACGACCGACGAGTACGGGTTTCTGCCCCGGTTCTTCGGCCCGGACGGGGTCGAGGGCATGTGGGCAGATGCCGGCGGCAGCTCGCGCGCGTGGATCGAGGCTCACAACGTCGACACCGACGAGACGGCGGTCGGCTCGGTCCGGGACTGGTTGAACGTCCGCGACTTCGGGGCGCTCGGCGACAACCTGACCGACGACACCGCCGCGATTCAGGCGGCGCTCGCCGCGGCGCCGATGGGCGGCATCGTCTACCTGCCGGCCGGCGCCTACCGGACGAGCGCACCCCTGACGATCCCGCCGGCGGTCACGCTGCAGGGCACGCACACGAACCTCATGACCGTGCCGAACCTGACCGACCCGCCGTGTTACATCAAGCCTCTGCCGTCGTTCGAGGGCAACGCGGTGATCTCGCTCGTCGACGCCGCGACGGGCGGGTACTCGACGATCAGCGCCGAGCACCGGATCTTGAACGTGATGATCGACGGATCGGGCGTGATAGCGCCGGGCCTCGACGGCATTCGGGCCGCGGGCAACATCCAGAACGTGGGATTGCGTGACGTCACCGTTCGGCGGGTGAGCGGCGCCGGCGTGCATACCGAGTTCAACGCCGGGTTTCATCCGTACAGTTGGCGCTGCCACCGGGTCATGGTCGACAACTGCGGGTGGCACGGGTTCGCCATGCAGGTGATGACCGACCTCACCCTGATCGACTGCCAGGCGATCGGCAACGGGGCGAACGGGTTCGAGATCAACAACGCGGCGAACAGTCACGCGATCGGCTGCCGCGCCGAGTGGAACGTGAACAACGGCTATCACCTCACCGGCGATTGGTCGACCGGTACCGGCTCGGGCGGGATGCTGCTGTCGGGTTGCTCGACCGACCGCAACGGACAGAACGGCGTGTTGGTCGACGCGGTCGGGAACCCGCCGCTGCAGATCGAGAACCTGTTGACTCGCCGCGACGGCCGTAACGACGGCGCGGGCGGCGGCGGGTATGCCGGGCTCAAGGTCGACGGCGCAACGGTGCCCGTCGTCGTCGGCATGATCACGTGTTACCCCGGCGTCGACGACGACGGAACGCAGACCGTCTCACCGCAGTACGGCGTGCGCGTCGAGGATTCGGAGTACGTATCCGTCGCGTCCGGGTTCCTGCACGCGGACACGGCCGGTTGGTCGGACGGCGGCGGGAACGGCGTGCTGCGCCGCGGGCTCAACATCGCCGAGCGGACCGGCCCGACGGCGACGCCGGTCGACGCGTTCGCCGGCCCGACCGACGTCGCCGGGAATCTGAACGTCGGCGGGTACCTCGCCGCGGCGTCCGGCCAGTCGGGCGGCGTGTGGAACATCTGGGACGGAACCGCGAAGGCGCTGAACCTCGGTTCGGCCGGCGGCGGCGTCGCCATCGCGGAAGGCGGTAACGCCCGCATGGGCGTCGCCACGCTCGCCGCGGGCACGGTCACCGTGGCCAACACCTCAGTGACCGCGAATACCCGTGTCGCGCCGTTCCGGCAGGCGGCGGGCGGCACCCTCGGTCACCTGTCGGTCACCAAGAATCCCGGTGTCGGTTTCACGATCACCTCGAGCAACAACGCCGACACGTCCGTCGTGGCGTGGGTGCTCTTCGAGGCTGCGTAGCCGCTCACCGCCGTACGTCACAGTCGCCCCTCGCCGACCGGCAGGGGCTCTTTTCATGTCCAGAGAAGGGGCTCACCCATGGGTGACACAGAAAGGCCGGTCCCCGAGCGGCTCGGCGACCAGGACGAGCAGGCGCAGCACCTCACGCGCACCGGCAACGGGCCGACGGTCGAGGACGAAGAGCAGTTGCTCGCCGAGGTGCACGGGCCGGCAGACATGGCGGGGTTCTACAGCCGGCCCGAGCTCGTCGACCAGGACGACGCCGAGCCGGCGGTCGACGGCGAGGGCGAGGCGGTCGACCAGGACGACGCCGCCCCGGCCGCGGACACCGCGAAGGGGGGCGAGTCGGCATGAGCCTCGAGGGGATGATCGCGGCCGCCGAGAAGTCGATCGGGCTGCGCGAGCCGAACCACATTCAGCAGTGGTACCGCGAGCGCAACGGCAGCGCGTACAACTATCAGTTCCCGTGGTGCGACGCCGCGGTGACCTACTGGGCGACGCAGGCCGGCGAGCGCGAGGCGGTGCTCTTCGGGACCGACTTCGCGTACACCGTGGCGCACGCCGCCCGCTTCAAGGCGGCCGGTCAGTGGCACGCCATGACGAACGGGATCAAGAACAGCGGCATACGCCGCGGCGACATCATTTTCTTCGACTGGCACGGGTCGAGCGAGATCGGCAAGATCGACCATGTCGGCATCGTGACCGGCGTGAGCAGCGATCACCGGTACGTCTACACGATCGAGGGCAACACCCTCGACGTGTGCGCGCGCCGCGTGCGGGTCGTCGCGGATATCGCCGGGTTCGGCCGCCCAAAGTACAAGCCGGCGCCGAAGCCGGCGCCCGGCAACTCGTCGGGCGCGAAGCGGCCGCAGGTGTCCCTCGCGAAGCTCGTCAAGGCGTCGAAGGTCGACCCGCCGAAGAAGGGCACGCCCGTCTCGTACGCGCCGACGAAGGTCGTCGAGCAGGCGCTCGTCGCCGAGAGGCTGCTCGCCGCCGGCTACGCCGACGGGCATTTCGGGACCGCGACGAAGAGCGCGTACAGCCTGTGGCAGCAGCGTTGCGGGTTCACCGGCACGGCGCCCGGCGGCGACGCCGACGGCACGCCCGGCGCGACGACGCTGCGGCGCCTCGGGGCGAAGCACGGGTTCGACGTCGTCGCCTGACACCTCCCCGGCCGCCGCGCGGCGGCCGGGCTCACCCATCACCGGAAGGGGGCGGCTCATGCCCGCTCTGTTCGTATCGTTCATGCGCACTGTCGTGCCGTTCGTCGTCGGGTGGCTGCTCACGCTCGCCGTACGCGCCGGCGTCGAGATCGACTCGGCGACGGTCACGGGCGCCGTGACCGTCGCGCTCGGCGTCGCGTACTACTTCGTGTTCAGGCTGCTCGAGTGGATCGGCGAGCGGCTGCCCGGTGCAGCGCTGCAGACCGTCGCGGGCGTGCTGCTCGGGTGGGCGCGGCCGCCGTCGTACCCGAAGGTGCCCGAGCTCGGGCCGGTCGACCCGTCGCCCTACAACGGGCGCACCGGCACCACCGAGTGACGTCGGTCGATCGGCCGCGGTTACACCCCCCTGCACGACCGGAGGTAGCGCGTGGACGCTGCGACGCTCGGCGCCGTCGGAACCATCGTCGTCGGGCTCGCAGCGGCCGCGGCTGCGTTGATCGGGCACCGGGGCGCGAACGCGGCGCAGCAGTCGGGCGCTGTGCTCGGCGGGTACTCGACGCTCGTCGACAACTTGCAGGAAGAGCGCGACAAGCTGCAGACGAAGCTCGTCGAGAACGAGCGGCTGCTCGCCGCGGCGTACGCCGAGCTCGCCAGTGAACGCGCAGATAAGGCAGCGCTAGCGGGGCAGATCACGACGCTCACGGCCGAGAATTTGCGGCTGCGCGAACGCATCGTCGAGCTAGGAGGACAGCCCACGTGACGCGCACTCAGAAAACCCTCGCGCAACGGTGGCGATCGTTCGCGGTCGCCGCCGTGCTGCTCGTGCTGTCGGGGGCGGTCGTTCTCGTGTGGCTGCGGATCGACAGCGAGGCTCGCCGGGCTGATGCCCTCGCCGCCGAGGCAGATCTACGCGGCGGCGCTGTGAGCACCCTCGCGGGCGACGTGCGGGTGCTGCGCGAGCAGCTCAAGGCCGAGGGCGCGACGCCAGCCGCGCCGGACCCGTCGCGGGCGGTCGAGGACTTGCCCGCTCGGGCCGAGGTGCCCGTGCCGATCCCCGGGCCGGCCGGCGCTCGGGGTCCGAAGGGCGACCAGGGCGAGCCGGGCCCGACCGTGACCCCGGCGCCGGGTCCGTCGGGCCCGTCGGGGGCGCAGGGCGAGCCCGGCGCGACCGTCACCGGGCCCGCGGGCCCGCCGGGACCGACCGGGCCCGCCGGACCGCCGGGACCGACCGGGCCCGCGGGACCGCCCGGCGAGGACGGGCAAGACGGCGTCGACGGGACGAACGGCAGGGACGGGCAGACGTGCCCGGCGGGGTACAGCTTGCAGGCGCCCGAATGGGACCCCGACGCCCTCGTCTGCAGACGGGACGGCGCCCCGCAGCCCGAGGACCCGTCGCCCTCGCCGAGCTCGGCGCCGACCGCTCTTGGACTGCCGGCCGAGCGTCGCCGGATCGCATGAACTACTGCGCCCCTGTCTGGCCTCACGGCCGGGCAGGGGCGCATTCGTGCGTTCCGAGGCGACTACGCGCCGAGCGAGTCGATCAGATGGTCGTCGAGGTCGGCGAACCAGTCTTCGCGACGCCACGCACGCAGATCGGTGCGTGCGCGGCGCAGCCGGATCGAGGCGACACGGCCGCCGGTCGACGAGGCAGCGTCGATACATCCGTGCAGCAGCTCGGCGGCTGCCTGCGGTTCATCGAGGCGGATGCGGGCGAGCGCCTGATCGGTCGCCACGATCGCCCGCTGCACACGCTCGCGCGGCGCCTGCAGTGCCTCGGCCGACCGTGCGAAGTAGTCGTGAGCCTGCGCCGGGTCGCCGACGTACAGCTCAGTGACGCCCTCGAAGCCGCGTAGGTGCGCGGGCGAGAACGACGTCGGCGCCGGGTCGCCGTCGCGGTCGCTGTCCATGTCGTACCAAGCAAGAGCGAGCGCCGCCTGCGCAGATCGCTCGGCGCCCGCGCGGGCAGCGATCTCTGCCTGCAAGGCGTGCGCTCGGGCACGGACCATGACGCTCTCGCCGGCTCGCGCATCGCGCACCGCAGCGTCGACGAGGCGCTGCGCCGCCTCAACGCCGGGCGTCGAGTACAGGGTGACCAGGGCGTGACTCATGTGGACGACCGCCCGCCGCCACGACGACCCGGTGCCGCCCGCCGCGGCGGTCGCCTCGGCGTACAGGCGCCGCGATGCCTCGTCGTCGCGTGTCTCGAACGCTGCTCGGCCGGCGAGGGTGTACGCCTGCGCCGCGACCGTTTGCAGGTCGGGCAGCAGCGGCTCGGGCACGGGGGCGTCAAGCAGACGTCGGCACGACTCGACGATCGGGGCGAGCAAGAGCTGCACTCTCACGAACGGGACACTGCCGATCTGTCCGTTCACGTCGCGGACGGCGAGCCGCATCGCGTCGAGCAGTCCCTCGTCGAGCTGTGCCGGGTCGGCGAGCACGGTCGACAGGGCGAGTTGCGTCGACGGGCCGAGCAGCGCGAGCAGCCCGCCGCCGCTGTCGGTCGCTGTGCGTACGAGCAACGTCCGTAGCTCGTCGAGGCGACGCTCGCTCTCGCCGAGGTGCGCGAGCGCGTCGAGCAGCTCGCCGAAGTCGGACCCGGCGCCGAGGGACGTCTGCCCGTCGGCACCTCGGGCGTACAGGTGGCCGAGTAGCAGTTGATACCGCTCGCCGGGAAGGATCGGCGCCTTGCTGGACTCCCACCGTGCGACAGCCCGCTGCACACTCGCGATGCTGGAGTCGAGCGGCTGCCCGAGTTCCGTCGCCTTGCCGATGATGGCTCGCGCGGTGTCGGCGAGGGACCAACCGCGGGCGAGGCGTAACCGTTTGAGTGTGGCGGCGCCGACGACCTTGTCGTGCGCGCTCATGTCCTCATGATGCACGGATACCGCCTCACACGGGCACGATCAGGCGAGGTTTCCCCTGCGAGGCGGCATAGTTCAGGGTCTGCCACGTGCCCGAGGTGCCCTCGGGCCCTTCGAGCGGGAACCCGAGCGCGATCTGCGCCCGGTCGACCATGTACCGGTTCCGCGCGTGGAACGCGGGCGTGCGCAACTCAGGGGCGCCGAGTTCGACGATCTCGGCGATCCGGTCGCGGCACCGCTCGATCGCCTGCCGCGCCTCGGCCGGCTGCTGCGAGACCGTGCCGGGCACGACGACCGTGATGCGGCTCATCGAATTCCCCGCCAACCACAGCAGAGTGAGACTGTCGATCCCCTTCGCGCCGCCGATGTAGAAGTGCGCGCCGCCGGTTGCCCACGGACCGAGATACGTGCCGAACAGGTCACTGAACCAGGTGAGTTCCCGGTGCCCGGTCCGTCGGGTTCCGGTGATCGCTGCAGCTAGAGGCACTGATCAACTCCGTGTCATAGGTTGTCGTATCCCGCGACTGCACGCCCTGCGGTGGGATCGGGGCATGGACGCGATGACCGCCTCGGCCATTCTGGCCGAACAGCTCGCAGCGCGCGGGCTGTACGTAACGAAACGGCACGATGGCGCCCTTAGCGTGACGAATCCCCTTCACCCCTTGGTCGGCGAGGTCGTCACCACTCAAGGCGACGGCTACATCACCGACTACGGATACGAAATCGGCGAGCACGGCGACGAACACGGCACCGCCGACCGTGTCGCGTTCCTGCTCGGGCTGCCGCGCCCGCGCCTCCCCGAACAGCCCGCCGAACGGCGACCGGAGGTAGCAGCATGACAACCATCGAGGGCGCCGTCGACGTCGACGAGGTGCAGCAACTCATCACCGAGGCGCTCGGCGCAACCGGCCAACTACCGTCGATGACCCGGCTCGCGGAACTCGACGAACAGCTCAGACCCGAAGTCGAGCGCCTCGTCGAGGCGGTGCGGGGACAGGCGGACAACGCCGAGCCTCACTCGGGCAAGTGGCACGCCCTGCGGACCGAAATCGACCGCGCCGAGGACGTACTCAAGGCACGACTGCCCGACGGCCCGCTCGCCGGCTCGCTGCACGTCGCCGAACTCGCCCGGCGGGTGTGCGCCCTGCGGCAGGCGGAGGGCGCACGGTGAGCCACAGAGAAGGGCGCTGCCGGGTCTGCGGCACGGCCGAGAACCTCGTGCAGCAGCCCTGCCCGAGCGACTCGGGCCCCGGCTGGACCGAGACCGTGTGCACCTTGTGCATACGGCTGCCCGCCGATCCGGAATACGTGTCCGACGCCATGACCGATGTCCTCATGCGAATCGCCGGAGTGGACAGATGACGAACACTCTTACCCCCGTCGCCCCGACCGCCGGCCTAATCGCCTCGCTCGGTGTACGGCCGTGGATCGACCACACTGCCGACGGCCGCAACTTCGCGCCGGCACTCATCACGCACCGGCCCGGCCGGCGCGACAGCGACACCCCGGAAGTGATCGAGGCTCGCATGATGGGGGTGGCCGACGCCCTCGGGGCGGTCCCTGGAGACCGGCCCCTGCCGGACGTCGGGCAGCGCGTCCGAGTGCACCGCGGCGTCGTCCTGGTCCGACTCGACGGCACGCCCCACGCGCTCAGCGTTCGGGCTCCGCGGTGGGGACAGATCATCACCGGTCTCGGCCTTGTGCTGCTCGCCGTCGGGCTCGACCCGCTGTCACCCGGCGCGTACGGCGCCGAGATCGACGAGTACATCGAGCACGCAGGCGCCTCGGGCCGCATCCGCTTCGCAGGCGCCCGTGTCGCACTCGGTGCTCGCCACTCGAGGGGCGCCGAACCGCCGCTCACCGCCCGCCGTGCGACCGCCGCTCATCGGTAACACCCCGGCCGCCGCCCGGCGGCGCAGTCCCGTTCACGAACCGAGGGATGAACCATGACTGCTCACCCTGTCTCACCAAACACCGTGCTTGCGAACGCGCTCAGCTCGGCCGAGGACGTCCTCGCGCCCCGCATACGGACCATGCACCCGACGCGGGTGACGTTCGTGGTCGGAACGCAGATCAACGGCGTTCCGCACCTCGGTACGTCCCTCGTACAGTCCCTCTCGTTCGCCGCCGCGGCTCGGGTCCGGCAGCGCTTCGACGTCCCCGTCGAGGTGCATTTCGGCGCCCTCGACAACGCTCCGCACGAGGTTGTCAAAGATCCGGTGTCCGGGCACCGGTATCAGCGTGCCTACGCGCACGCCCTCGGCGAGGCCGCCCTCGCCGAGCAAGTCGACGAGCTGTACCGGCCGCTCTTTGACGCCCTGTCCGCGCGGCTGTCCATCCCGTACGCGATCGAGATGTACTCGCGGCAGCAGCAGACCGAGCAGTACCGGCGCACATGGTTACGAGCACACCGCCGCATCGACGCCGCCCGCTGGTGGCTCGACCCTGGGCACGGCGTACCGCACGTACGAGTCCCCTGCCCGACGCCGGGCTGCGGTTGGGCGGAGAAGTACGCCGAGCGGACCCGCATCCTGCTCGACACCGATCACGCCGAGGTTCACGCGGTCTGCATGCATCACGGGCCGTACGAGGTCGCCATCGACCCCGCAGGCGGCGGTTACCTCGACCTCGCCACGCTGTACCGAAACCTCGTCAAAGAGGTCATGGCGACCGCCGACCGCGACCGACTGTCCGTCATGGTAAAGGGCGGCGACTGGGTGTTCGGCTCGACGCTCATCGACAACGCGCTGACCGCGATCGGACTCGTTGGCGCGCAACTGCCAACCCGGCTGTTCTGCCCGCAGGTCGTCACCGATACGGGCGCGAAGCTGTCGAAGTCCCTTATCCGGGACGGCAAGGCGTCGTTGCCCGCAGGTTCCGCGCCCTGGATGCTCGACACTCGGATGTGGCCCGGCTCGTTGTCCGACTACGTCGATCGGCTGCTCGACATGGCCGACGTGCTGCTCGCCGACCCGCGGCACTTCTTCCGCGCGTACTCGGCCGGCGAGCTCGGCCGCCTGATGTCCCAACCGACGAGGAGCGTCACGACCCCATGAGCGACACCACCACCGCCCGCAGGCACGAGCTGAACCTGTACCGCCGGTACTTCGAGCTCGTCGCCGCCGGCAGCAAGACGATCGAGGTTCGGGTGAAGTACCCGCACCTCGCCAATATGGCCGCGGGCGACACGATCCGGTTCCGGATCAAGAACACCGACGAGACGTGCGACGTTCGGGTGCTGCGGGTGACCGAGTATCCGAACTTCGAGGCGCTGCTCGACGGCGAGGGACCGGCGAACGTGAACCCCACCACGAGCCGCGAGCAGCAGCTCGCGAACATCCGCGGTATCTACTCGCCCGAGAAAGAAGCGCTCGGCGCTCTCGCGATCGAGATCGAGTTGATCAGCGCGCACTCATAGACAGGGGCGGTCGGCGGTGACGCTTCCCCCGACGTATCCCGCCGAC